CTGATAAAGGAGACACGGATCAAGCGGATTCCACGCTTACAAAAACAGATCGATCAACTTATTCTGGACTCGCTAATAAATTATCTAAAGGAACTCCCTCTAGATATTTTGTTCAAAGACTTATTGATAAAACAACAATCAATTTTTATCCAACACCCGATTCATCCAATGCATCAAAAGATGTACACATTTTCTTCGTCAAAAGAATTCAAGACGCTGATGCAACTTATACTGATGCAACAGACACTCCGTATCGATTTGTACCTTGTATGGCGTCAGGACTGTCTTTTTATCTAGCACAGAAATATGCACCACAAAGAGTACAAGAATTAAAATTATTATATGAAGATGAATTAAAAAGAGCTTTGGCAGAAGATGGATCTTCTACAAGCACTTATATAACTCCAGCATCTTATTACCCGAGCGGATAACTATGGCATTTGCAAAAGGAAAATACGCTAAAGCGATCTCAGATCGAAGTGGAATGGAATTTCCCTATAATGAAATGATTAGAGAATGGAATGGTTCTTTTGTTCATAAATCTGAACACGAAGCGCGACATCCTCAAGATGAGGCAAGACACTATACTACTGAAGGACATGGTTTAAGGAATGCAAGACCTGCGAGAACTGAAACGAGTACAACTGCATTATTAGGTCCAGATCCTTTTGCAACGATTTCGAATGGTTCAGGAATTTTAAATGTTTATGAAAAAAGTCACGGAAGAGATACAAGTGATACCGTTAGATTTAGAGGTCCAATATGGACAAGTTCCGATGCTGATGGTTATCAGAATCCCGTGAGTTTTGATGGTATCACAGGATCCAACATTGCAAAAGCCGCTGGCTATTCAATTACTGTTGGAAAACGAGATTCTAGTGGCGATATTACAAATACCGATGACTACTACCACTTTACTGTAGATACAAACACTGCTACAGCTGGAGGAATTTCAGGAGGAGGCAACAATTGCTCGGCTGGTCCGGCAACGTTGACAGCATAATGGCAGGATTTACATACTCAACACTTACAACAGCAATTTTAAATTATACAGAAGTAGGAACTTCGGTACTATCGAGTACGATCACTGATCAATTCATCGATAACTCCGAACTTAGAATCCAGAGAGAAGTTCCTATTGATGCCGATCGAAAGGAACTGATTGGCAATTTAGTTGCTTCAACAGATAATGTTCATGCTCCGGCTGGAACCTTATTTGTTAGAGATCTTCAAGTTTATACTTCAACGACAGCTGCGACAGGAGCTAATAGCTTTTTAATTAAAAAAGATATTAGTTATCTTAGAGAATATGACGCTGCTGAAACGACAACAGGAACACCAAAATACTATGCTATGTCGGGAGGAGCAACAGGAGCTGGAGCGACTACTTCAGGAAGAATAACTATTGTGCCAACACCGAGCTCAGCTTTTATGTACAAAATTCATTACAACGCTAGACCTCTGGGATTAAGTTCAGCGAATACAACAACGTATTTAAGTCTTAACTTTGGCAATGGATTATTATATGCATGTCTCGTAGAAGCCTTTAGTTATTTGAAAGGCCCGCAAGATATGCTACAACTATACGAACAAAAGTATCAAACTGAAGCACAGAAGTTTGGTGGTGAACAATTAGGCAGACGAAGACGAGACGACTATACGGATGGAGAACCTCGTATACCCGTTCCGGCTCAGACACCGTAAGGAATTAAAATATGGCAACACTAACAGTCAAAGTAATAGAAGAAATAACACTAAACAATAATAGTTATAACAGCGAACGATCGCTGGATATTTCTAGTGTTGATGAAATTGTTAAAAGAATTGTAACTATTCCAGCATCAGAAGTTGGACTGTTAGGTTTTGCAACAACTTCTGCAACCGATTTATCAAAAAGTTATTTAGCAGGTCAGTTTGACGAAGATGATGTTAGATACATTAGAATTACAAATTTAGATTCAAGCAATCATATTACTTTAACTTTTAGAGATGAAGATAGCACAGAGTTTTGTATGAAGGTTGACGCTGGCCACTCGTTTATTTATCCAGGGGATAATAGTGGTGGCGTTGCAGATACCATGCATGCAGCCGGTTCTGCGATTACTGTCTCATTGAATGATTTAGTCGACATTACGGCAACGGCTAACACGGCAGCGTGTGACGTAGAGGTATTTGTAGGAAGCGCGTAGGATAAAATATGGCATCAAGTTATACAGGATTAGGTTCAGAGTTAATGACAACCGGCGAAAACGCCGGTACATGGGGATCTAAAACTAATACTAATTTACAAATTTTAGAACAAATAGCTGGCGGCTATGTTGAACAGGCTGTAACAACTACTACTACATTATCTGTTTCTGATGGATCTACAGGTGCAACTCTTTCACATAGAGTTATAAAATTTACAGGCACACTTAGCGCAAATGCTACAGTAACAATTCCATTAGATGTTCAACAGATGTATGTTCTGTTAAATGGCACCGCAGGTGCCTATACACTTACATTTAAATATGTTTCTGGATCAGGAAGCACTGTTGCTTGGGCAGCTACTGATAAAGGAACTAAAATTGTTTATGCGACTGCTGATCATGCTTCGAATCCAAATATGGTTGATTCAGGTATTTCATCTACTGGAGCACATGATTTAGATGGTAATGAATTTATTTTAGATGCTGATGCCGATACAAGCATTACCGCAGATACCGATGACCAAATTGATATTAAAATTGCTGGAGCTGATGATTTTCAATTTACAGCCAATACTTTTACCGCACAATCAGGCAGCACGATTGCTGCACAAGCCTTAACGGCTACTACAGTAACGGCTAGCGGCATTGTAAAAACAGATGATACTACTGCTGCAACTTCAACAACTGATGGTTCACTACAAACAGATGGTGGTCTTTCAGTAGCTGCAGATGCTATTATTGGTGATGATCTTAAATTATTAAGCGATTCTGCTGTATTAAGTTTCGGTGCAGATTCAGATACGACTTTAACTCACACGGATGGCACTGGGTTAACTTTAAATTCGACAAATAAACTTCTTTTTAGAGATACTGGTTTATATATTAATTCATCTACAGATGGTCAATTAGATTTAGTAGCAGACACAGAAATACAGATTGCTGCAACAACAATTGATATTAATGGTGCTATTGCAATGGATGGTGCTATTACGGGTGCCACTAACATTACTTTATCAGGTGAACTAGACTCTGCAACATTAGATGTATCTGGAAATGCAGACATAGATGGAACAACAAATTTAGACATTGTTGATATTGATGGTGCTGTACAAATAGATGGTGCAGTTACTGTTGGTGTTGATGATACAGGATTAGATGTAAAATTCTTTGGTGCTGCTGCTGGTGCATATGGTTTATATGATCAGTCAGAAAATGCATTCGAAGTAAGAGGAGCAACTGCAGCAGGTGCTGGTTTATTAAAACTTACAACTGGTGAACTAACTGTTGTTGATGCAGATAAATTAGGAAGAATAGATTTTCAAGCGCCTTTAGAAGCTAGCGGAACAGATGCTATTTTAATTGGTGCTTCAATATGGGCAGAAGCTGATGATACTTTTGCGGCGGGTGTTAATAATACGGATATTGTATTTGCAACAGGCAAATCAGAAGCAGCGGCTGAGAAATTCAGATTTACAGCGGATAATGAAATAGGAATTGCAGGTGCCAATTATGGTACTGACGGACAGGTTTTAACTTCTGGAGGTGCAGGAGCAGCTGTCGCATGGGAAGATGTAACAGGCTCGGTAACCGCGATTAATAACGCAACAGCCAATGAACTTGTTACCATAGGTTCCACAACAACAGAATTAGATGCGGAAGCAAATTTAACTTTTGATGGTACTGATGTATTAGTAGGTGGTGCGGGTAAACTTCAATTAAGAGATACAGCTTTATTTATTAATTCAAGCACTGATGGACAACTGGATATTGATGCCGACACAGAAGTAGAAATTACAACAACAACAGTAGACTTGAATGGTGCTCTCGATGTATCAGGAAATTCACAGTTTAGTGGTACAGTAACAGTCGGTGTCAATGACACAGGAAAAGATGTAAAATTATTTGGCGCAACATCTGGCAGTTATTGGCTATGGGATGAATCAGCCGATGGCGTTGTTCAAATTGGAACATTAACCGTTGGTGTTGATGATGCAGGACATGATGTAAAGTTTTTTGGAGATGCAGCAAGTGCTTTTATGTTATGGGACGCATCAACAGATGATTTAGTCTTAGGAGGTGCCGCTAAATTATACTTATACGATGCAGCTGG